CGACGTTGGTAAATGGGACAAGCTATATAGGTTGCTTTTAGCTATGATTGAAACTAATGTTAATAATACTTTTTACGAAAAGTTCGTAAGTTTTAAGAACTTTATACCAGAGGGGATAACTCTTGTAGAAGTATTTCCTGAGCCTGTTTACGATAATTTAGGTGTTAGAATCACTTTAGACTACAAAGTCGATACTCACGAGTTACGTCGTTGGGTAACAGCTCAAGCTATGGGTTGTTTTTTGAAAATGCCTAAAGGTGAGATAATTAAGAAAGATAATGGTCAAGCTTCTGGAGACGGTCGTACCCCTGGTAGAAATACAGGGGGGCATAAGATATTATGTTTTGCTGGTGGTATAAATTCAGGTCTGTATAAAGAATACTCTGAATTTAAGAAAGAGAATAAGGATGATCACACTGGCGACGATATGCTAGGTGTTAACCATCCCAAGGTAATAGAGTCTACGCTTAATGTGTTTTCTCGGTTGGGTTACCAGGTTGATCATCAGATTGTTAATGTTCAATTAGAGGATAGTACTAAAACTATATTGAAGGGGATCAACCCTGATAGTACTATTCATTACATTTCAACCATGCCGGTAGTACATAATGGTTTCATCGTGCCTTATGTGGATCCCGCAAAAATTTTAGCATCACTATGTCAGAAGTCCAAGAATGGCGGCGCTACAGATCAACTGCAGCGGCTCTTGGCATCACGTATACTGTTAAGATATACAGAAGCTAATGATTTAACTAAGAAGTTATTTGATATGTATACGCGAGATCACATTGATGAGATAAAGGCGTCAGGTTTGCCAGTAAATAAATTTTACTGGACCGATGACGTTATTGATTCCTTTTATATAGGGAAATTAGAGTCGCAAGAACACGATCAGAAGTTTTTGGCAGATGTTGAGTTTTTTACATCTACTTTTGATTTATAGGGGTGGCCTTAAATATAAGCCCAAAGTGTTTTTGTCTGTTAAAATGGCAGACTTTGATTCTAAAGTATCTCTCAATGAGAAAGCTATGAAGCAGGGTATTAGCGTTATTTATGATACTCGCTTAAGAAACGATGTTCCAGGATTTATTTCTACTCTCACCGCTAGATCGGATAAAGGTAGTTATAAGTGGACTGGTAAAGGTCTTAATAAACAAGCTGCTGAAAGAGAGGCTGCCTCTCAGGCTTTAACTTCTACCTTTTTTCGTGAAAGTGAAGAAAAGCTTAATTTACGACAAGAGTCTTTCATACCAGTTCCCAAAGAAAAGAAGACTTTTGGAGAAGTGGCGAAAGAGAAGAGCATTCCTTTACAGCAACTTGTGGATGAAAGAATGTTGGATCGCCTTAGCAGTCAACTAAGCCGTGTGACTGACGAAAAAGCCTTATTACATGAGGAATACACTAAAACTATTAATAGGTGTGCTCTTTTGACGAAGGACTTAGTTCTTCTTAATGGTTTGATTGTCTCACTACAGGCTAAATTATACCGTGAGATGCGCAATAGGATGGCAGATATTCGTGATTATGAGATGTTAGATGACTATGTTGATAGTGTCATGGCGTCTTTATCGGAACAGTTGAATGGTGATCATGGTGAAGCTACTAATGAGGACGATCTAGAGTCGTCATCTAGTTCTTCTGGTTATGATTTCTCTGATTTTGAGAGATTAGCATTAGAAGTCTGTGATAACCACGAAGTTGTTAGTCAGCTTAATGGTTTACAAGGCGAGGCTACTAATACAGATGATATGGAATTTATGACGTTCCGAGATTATTACGGAATTCGAGTTTTACAAACTCATGAAGAAGCTTTAGATGATGTGATTTTGCTTATAGCTCGAGCTAAGTTCTTACAAGATGCTGTTATAAGAACAGTTAAGTACATTAGTCCTGAAGCCTTGCATTCAGCATTTTTGCTGTCACAGATGCCTTTGTCTGTTATGTTTGGTAAAGATAGACATGCTGGTCGTCTTTTCAATACTGTTAAAGTGAGAGAAGAAAGCACTGGTCACGATATGTTGAATTCTACTGATCCTGAAACCGATCTTATGTTATTTGATCTGCCATATCAGACTTATAAAGATGCAGCAACAGTTTACAATACAGAGAAGAAGCCTATTATTCCTGTACGACCTGGGTTTTTATTTGCACAGGTTTGGGCAGGCAAGGAAATGAGTAAATATCTTAATGATGCTCTTAGATATAGTCATTTTGATGTTGACCGCCGAGGTCATACTCAAGATCTTCTCCTTCGACAGGGTATAGAAGCAAATCCCGGTCCTGTAAACTGGAACAAGATTTATGCTGCAACGAAGAATAAGAAGAAAGTGTTAGTTAGAAAAGGAGCCCCAAAGAAGGGAGTTCCTGTGCTTAAAGGCAAGAAGGCTAAGAGACCTTTGCGTTATAATAGAGATGCACCTTTAGAGGTTAAAAACGGAAAATATAAGCATCGTACGCCGCGTGGTCATCGATCCATAAATAAGCAAGAACGTCGTATAGCAAGCGATGTGCGTAGAAATGCAATGTATAAGGCTGTTAAGCCAACGTGGGGTGAAAGTGCATGGGGCCGATTAGTTAAAGCCGTGTGTATGACACATGAAAATAACGATAAACCTGTGATACCAGGTGACTTTATGAATCCTGCTCCTGCTTACCCTAACGCCGCAGAATTTGAGCGACCTGCC